GCGGTGGTAGGCATCATCTGCCTCTTTGGCGGACGCCCATCCTACCTCTTTTGACATCCGTGCGTGCGTGTCTCTCATTGCCTGAATGTAGCCTTCCTTGTGGGCTGCGCGAATTGCCTGAAGAAGCTGGTCATTTGGCATTCTTCTTAACGTCCTCTCGCATTGGTGCGCCCCACACGCCACGCTTAAGCGCTACTGCAATTAGTGCGTAATTTGCAATGTCAAGCAAGGTATCAGACAAAGACTCGTCAGTCTGGATATCAAGTGGATCAAGGATTACCTGACCGTCTACGACCTTGCCCTGCAAAAACTTCTTTGCTCGAGCAATCTTGTCATTCCCGATTCTGCTAATTACGCCGTGCAGCCCAAGTTGCTCAATGTTTGAGTTTCCATACCTGCGCTGTTTGTCGCACAAAAGTTGAAACGCTTCGTCGTAAATTTCTTTGAACGTATCTTCAAACGTCTTTGCTGAGCTACTTGGCACTTGTTCCTCCTTGTGGCCACCTGCCTGGGTTTTCATCGTGCCACCTTTTGGCGTCTCTTGCTTCATCTGAAAAGTAAATTCCGCTTTTAGCAAGATCCTGAAACTCGGGCACATCCCCGGCAACGTCATACACCTGCACGGCAAGGGTAAGAAACTCTTGGGCGTTAGACCAGTTTGTTAGCTCGGCCACGCGAAGTTTTTTCTGATGCGTGACGTGGGCCACAATCTCAGACCTGCACTCTTTGAGGTTTTCTTTGACCTCGTCAATTCCATAAAGCCGTATTACTTCTTCCATACAGCCCCCCTTTCTTAGGCAAGCCTATATGGCGAGTCTCATCTTGTCAACAGCGCTCTGCGAATTCCTTCCTCAAGCGTGATTCTCGGCATCCACACCCTGAAGCAGTTCACGGGGTCCGCCACCCTCCAGAACACGCCAGTTGGCTTGTCTGGATGAGTTTTTATTTCTGGCCGATAGTTTACTTCTTTAGCAACCATAACGGCTAAGTCAAGGAACGAAGTTGGGCGTCCGGTGCCGATGTTGAGCGGCTCTCGGCAATCTTGATCAATTGCTGCCTGAACAGTCGCCACAATGTCGTCAATGTGAACGAAGTCGCGGGTTTGCATTCCATCGCCCCAAACGTCAAACGGATCTGCCTTGCGCCTGCCCCGATCTATGAACGACGGGAACGGGTAGTCCAGCGCCTGGTCTTCTCCGTAGCCCGAGAACGGTCGGAAGATGTGGGTTCTGACACCCTCTGCCTCCGCAAATTGAGCAAGATACTCGCCAGTAAGTTTTGACCAGCCGTAGGTGAAGTCTGGGCTTCGGATGTCTCCGAGGTTAATCATGTGTTCTGCCAGAGAGACATGGTTCTCTCGTGTTTGCAGCTCAATCGGGTATGCGGCTGATGACGAGAAGTAAACAACTCGCTTCTGCTTGGTGCGGATCGCCCACTGCCACATTTCTGCGTCAATTGACAAATCAACCGCAACAGAGAGCGGATCTCCCTCAATCTTTGCCCTGCCACCAACAACAGCGGCAAGGTGTATCACCAAGTCATATTGAACGTCGTCTTTTCTAAAGAAGTCCCTTGCGTCTTTGGGGTTGTCAGATGCGATATCAATCCCGTGAACATCCCAGCCCTTTTCTCTGAAGTGTCTTGTAAAGTGCCGGCCAACAAACCCTTTGTGGCCAGTGATTAGTACAATCACTTTCTTAGCACCAGACTCACGTCCGTCTCCATTTGCGTGTTTTTGTAGTCCTCGTAAGCAATACGATCTTTTTCGTACACGTGTGGCGCATTGACCTCTTGGTACTGCAGATCGTTCACTGCCTTTCCAGCAAGATAGTGGAGGTGCTCAATAACAACATCTGGGCGGTATGTGATGTTGCCAATCTTCTTCCCAAAATCCAACCAGAAATTATCCATATACATGTGCACTAAAACTGGCGGGACCATGTAGCCAATCTTTTGAACAATCTCAGCGGACATTGTGACCGCAGTTGGAAGGTTTGCACCCTGAAGAAGGTCGTCCCCGTATGCCACGCCTGGGCGCTCCCCGATTGCGTCGCAAAGAATTGTGTCCCATCCTCTGGTTCGTGGTCGGTGGTCATCGCCCATAAACGACAAGAATTTATACTTATCTGCGTTTTCTGTTGCAATAAGGTTTAACGTTCCGCCCATACGAAGCCTTGGGTTGATGGCTGCGTGTCGTAACACCTCTGGCGAATAGCTGCTGTTATCGTCTTCGTCCAAACCAAAAATGATGTCTGCATCTTGGGCGGTTTCGTTGAATGCGGCCAAAAGCTCTTTGCATGCCGCTGGCCTTTTTCTGCTCGGGACAATAAGGAGAAGTCTCTTGCTCATTTGATTCCTACCTTCTTTCTGAGGAGCCAACTGACTTCACCATCAGAGAGGCGGGTAAACTCCTCAAGCCCCTCTCCAATGGTCACCGCATAAGGGGTGCTGTCGTCTGGGGCGCGTTGATCAAGGGAGATAAGCACTGGGAATTGCTGGGCATACAAATGGTAAATAGCCCATACTTTTTCTGTTGGCGCTCCCTCTCGGTTTTCCATGCGCCCAGTATACATGATCGTGTATACTCAACTAGCTGCCGGGTCTTTCCATCCTTTCACCCGGCAGCAACCTCTCTGGCTCATAGGACCACGAGTCCTCATCGCCAAGTTTCCACCTTCCGGCCTCTGCCGAAAACTCTTTTGTGCTGACTTTGAAGTCTGGGAGTTTTGGCTCCTTGAACACAAGTGCTTCATCCTCCCAAAGCACGCGGTTGTTCGGCTGGGCAGCAAACTGCCCGTTGTCCAAGCGGATGAAGTTGTACGACTTGTGCTCTGCTGGCAGCCGTGCCCAGTTGGCATCTATCTCGTTGGGGTCTGAATAAACCATATCCACTGTGAATAAATAGTGCCCGTAGTGCCATCTGCCGTCCTGCGTGCGGAACTTGCAGCGCATGTTCTTTAGAACCGCCTTCTCAATCACTGAGATCTGAGGGGAATTGGCGTCCCAAAGCTGCAGATCTCCAAGCGCAAGATCTGGCGTCGGCGCAGACGGCTTCCAGACATACGCGCTGATCGGGAGCTTGTCGTAAAGAGCACCGTACTCTGGTAGAAACGCCTCAATGTAGAGCGCTCGGTGCCTGATTGCCTTGACGGTCACCCAGTAGGCTGGCGTGAACTCTCCGTGCCCGTCCTTCAGGTCGCGTAGGTACTCTTTCCTGACGTAGCAGGAAATTGGCGGAATGTTTGCAATGGAGTAGGACACTAGGAGCCAGCTGCTTCTGGGTCTTGTTCTGGATTGTTGTAAATCCTTACCTCTTGAGCAACATCGCTGATTGCCTGAGCAAGGTCTTCATGTCTGCGATAAGAAATTGTTCGCCACTTATCGCTCTCTGGTATTACACCAAAAAGGTCTGGCTCTGGCCACTCCTCTGGCGGAAGGTCTCGGACAATGGCGACGCCCCAGTGCCCGTATTTGCTTCTCTCTATGAGCCAGACTCTCTGGTCTGGTGCCATTGCTTCGTTAAGCTCAGCAAACGCTTGGTCTATGGTTTTGGACATTTATGCCTCCTAATAGTAATCTGAGCACGATGCGAAGTATCCGCATTCGCATACAAGTTTACACTTTCTGTCGTCCATCTGTGCCCCGCAGTTTAGGCACGTGCGGACAATCTCTTCTGGGTCGGCTTCTGGCACCAGAGGTGTTGTGTTTTTTTCCATTGACTTTTCTTTATTTTCCATTATTCTCCCGCTATGGGTGTAAAGAGCAGACGAGCCTACCGCGACCTCCCGCCGACATGGGAGAGTGAAGAGCCGACCCGCGAGAACATTCGCGTGAAGTGGGTGCGGACTGATTGGTATTGGGGTCCAGAGTGCCCATTTGACCCGTCTCACGGCTGCCTTGTTGATATCCAGGGGCAAGACAACTGGTTCTGCCGGCACCAGTCACATGATAATGACGGAAGACCTTCTGTGTTCTCAGACGACGACCTACGAGAGGCCGCGTGGCAGGCATACCTTGCTAGTCGCGGAGATGCTTCAGCCAGTTAAGGAACGTTAGAAACGTCGCAATTCCAATACCAAGGCTAACCAAGATTCCAAGCCCGACGATAACCGCCCAGCCGATGATGTTCTGCATAATCCTCACTTGCTATAAAGCGGAATCTTCCACAGCGACTGGTCAAAGCCAATCCTGGTAAACGCCCCTTTCGTTTCTTTCATGATTGCGACTCGAGAGTCTTCTGTCCAGTCGCCACACAGCAGTCCATTAAGCTTGATTTTTTGCGACCATGTCCAGATGCTTTTGATGATTTTTGACTGTGGCGCGGAGTGGATAAATACCCCAGCGATTGAGTCGTCTCCATACCGTTCTGAAAGCGACTCTTCGCCTATCTCTTGCTCATAGAAGATATCAGTAAAGCCCATGAGGTCTAGTGTGTCCATGCTGTCGTAGAAGTGTCCGGCTGACGGCTCGCTTCCTAGGCTCACAAACACCCCGCCACGAATCTCTCTTACTGCGCTTGCCAGCAAGATCGTTTCTTCGCCAGTCCGACGGCCAACCTCAACAAAGACGGACTTTGGCGGAAGCTGGCTAACCAATGCGTAAAGCGCGTCGGCTCCGTGTTGGGTAAGCATCAGATGCCAAACACGCTCGCTAGCCCGTAAATCGCCAGCACAAGGAATAAGCTTGTGGCAAACCTTAGGAATGCCTCTGTCTGCCATGTTGAAACGCTCTGGGTTGGGGCAATCACCTTCTTAGATGCTGTACGCCTAGACTGCTGTGACATTTATTTTCATCTCCCTTAAATCTTTTCTCATTTTTGTGTGGTTGTCCTGCATGCAGGAAAAACCATTGTCTTGGGCCCCGGCGCACTCGCACGGGCAAACCGCTGCCGCCCATGCCCACATAACGATCCTGAGTTTACCATTTTTCGCTAGGTTATAGGCGTGCTCAAGCGACATACTTGATATCTCCCCTCTCTCCCTCTCGTCTTCAAGTAGTCCAAGCATTATGGTTGTATCACCACGTTTGTTCCTGGGTTGATTGTCCCGTCGCTTGGGATGATTATCGCTCCGCAGATTGGGCCCAAATTGCAATCTGGTGCCCTCATCATTTCTAACAGTTGCCTTGAAGCAACAGGGTCAAAGATAAAGTTTCCAAGGGCAACCCCGCCACCAATGACTGTGTACGCAGCTGGCCCGTTGTATGCCCCGCCTTCATTCACGACTGGCACTGGATTGTTTTGGTTTTTAGGTAGTTGAATCTCCCTCGCAGGAATGTCGCTCCTTGGCTGGTCTCCTATTAGCCAACCAATGTTCGCTGGTTCTGGGGTCGGTGTTGGGGTTGGGGTTGGGGTTGGTTCGGCGCTTGCGTCGGGCGTTGGGCTTTCGCTTGTCTCTGGCTGTTGTGTGGACGGAGCGTCTTGGTCGTCTACCCCTAAAGACTCACTAGGCAACGGTGATGCTTCTGGTTCACTTGTGCCATTTGTTGTTGACTCGGGGGTCGGTTCAAGAGTCGGGTCTAGGGTTGGTTCTGGGGTTGGTTCTGGGGTGTAGAAGCTGTTGAACTCGCTTAAATCAAACTCTTGGATGCCTTCAGCGGCCTTTGCGATAAACGGAAATAGGATGACCGTTGAGAGAATCGCCGTGGCGATAGCACTGGCGTACGTCCGTTTGGTCACGACCTGATCATCCCGACAACGAACGAGAAGATGGTCACGAGCATAAAGCAAAGACCAGCCACTCCAAACCAGTACCACGTATCAATCTTGCGTCCCTGCTTATTCATTGGCCCCCTCACAACTTCAACTGTATCGCACTTCCAGCACATATCAACCCTTGAGGTGGTTGATGGCCATGAAGCCGACGGTAATGCCAACAACGCCAAGCACGCCTTGGATATTTGGTGGCGCAGGTACATACGCGCCTACGGCGGAGAAGAGTCCGCCAACTAGGATCCCAGTTACTAGGGGAATGATGTAGTCCACTATGACTCCCTTTCTAAACGCCAACGAGCCTCAGGCTAGGCCCGAAGACTCGCGAAGCGAGGCTGAGCCGTGAGGTGAGGGTCGTGGTGCCGTGAGGCAGGCGCCAAAAGCACCCCGCCCTCTCCTCCGGTATCGCTCCCTACTACTTGCCTCGAGACTTGCCACCCTTGGCAATCGTCTTTCGTGCAACAGGCTTTGCCTTCACCGCAGCCTTCTTAAGCTTCGGTGTGGCGACGGCTTTCTTTGCTACCGAGCCCTTCTTGCCCTTCACGATTTTGTCTAGGAAACCCACGATGCATTCTCCTTCGCTGTCCAATCTCAGCAAGTGCTGAGGTAGGCATTATACGCTGCTGGAAGTTGCGTGTCTAGATCTGATTATTGGCTGGTGGTGGTGAGGGTGGGCTGAGCACGAAGGTGGTTGATGTATGCCTGCAATGTGAGCAGTGGGGAAGTAGCGGATGGCAGGTGCCGAAAACACTGCGGAACGGGCGCCGATCATGCCATTTTTCTCAAACCCCCCACTTCACGGGACTTCCGCCACAATTCGTGCTCAAGTGTCAATGCCAGGCAGCGATTTTCCCTAGGGTTTACCTCCTCTTTACACGCAGAACCTTACATCATTGCTAATGGTGTGTTAAGAAATCACAATACTCGTGCATGTGTGGTATCCAACGCTGTCATGCCGAGCTCTCGCACTCCGACATGGCGAGATAAGGGTACGGCGTGCCACCAGTTGGACGTGGCTCGTATGTGTGGTGATCCTCCCCACCTGCATGCTGGTCGTACCCGGACTAAGGGGAGAGGTATGGAGGAACAGGTATGGCAGGCAAAACAGCAGTCAAGAAAGAGAAAGCGAAGCCAGTCCTCACCCGGCGCGTCTGCGCCAAGTGTGGTGACCGGATGATGTCAGACAAGGTATCTACAGTGCTGGCCTTGTCCTTTGAGGGAGCGAAGCGCTCGAGCAACTTCTTCCACCGCCATAAGGGGTGTGAGTAGGGTGATGCTTGCCATCCTCTGCATCATCTTTCTGGTGTTGTGCGCGGCGCTTTTTGAGGACAGAGATCGCAGGTAGGGGTTATGCCCCGGGGTTATCCCACTGCAGCTTTTTGCGATTTTTCTTTGAGCGCTCTTTGCTCTCTAGCCCAGTGAAGATATCGCCGATGCAACGCTTGCACACCAGGAAGAGCGGTCGGTACTCATCCTCTTGCTCATAGACTGGCCCAAGGTCGTTGCAGAAGTTGCACACCCCAAGCTTCTTTCTTGGACCGTCTTCCAACGTTGGCATCTGATCTCCCTTGCCAGGTCCGTCACCCGTCACCCGTCGTCCGTCGCCGCTCCACATCCCCCCCCACGAAGGAATCCGCATCCTAGCACATCGTTTTGCCGTCTGCAACCCAGTTATTCCTGCTGAGTTTTAACACGACGATGCACGCGCGCCGTTTATGTCAAGTAGAACACAGGAATATATTAGGTCCTGAACCCAGAAACCCAGAGTCCAGAGCCGACTCCCCCATCCCCCCCCTCCTTAAGGTTCCCCCCCCTTCCCCCATTTTGGCTTGACAACCGTGCTCGAGCGTGCAGCAGAGTTATGCTTTGTGGCATTTGTTAAGAAATCTTATGCAGTTATTTAGAAAACTTAATCAAACATGACAGTGAGTTATGTAAGGCAGTTATTGGATGCGCTTATAAGAAATACTCCCCGGGGGTATGTGCGACAGTTATGCCGTGGGGTTATTCTTCGCGCATTTTGTTGTGGGTTGACGCGCCTATGAACAACCGCTAGACTTTACAAATGCGCAAGCTGTTTATAGCTGGCGTGCTAGGGGTAGTTATTGCCTGTGGCATTCCGGCGAAACCAATCGGGCCACCCGTGTGGCGGGACGACTATGTCCATGAGCCTGGGTGGGCTGGTTCAGTTATTCCAAAACCACTTATTGGTTTAGCCACGTGGTACGACGCAACCAAGAACAATGCGTGGTACACCCAGCCAAACAAATGGGGCAAAGCGGTCAAGCTCTACGCCGCAGCTGGGCCGGCGCTTCGCCGAGTTATTGGGCACCGATATATGAGAAAGCCCAAGGCAATCTGGGTAGAGTCCAAGAAGACTGGAGTTAGGGTCCGCGTATTTGTCGTTGACTGGTGTGGCTGCTGGGGACGCAAGAACGACCCACTCGATACCCGCCTGATAGACCTTGCCCCTGCCGTCTGGGAGAAGCTCGGCGTCCCCCTTGGTCAGGGCGTCATGAAGGTGGAGATTACCCTGACCCCTTGACGCTTTCCGCCAGTCGTCCTAGACTAGGCGTCCCCGTAAGGGGAGAAAGGTGGAGGAAATGGGAGACGGATTAGAGTTCGCGCTTATTGCCGACAATGTTCGGCGAGCCAGGGGGAAGCGCCTGAACAAGAAGGCACAGCGTCTGTATAAGCACATGGCTCGTACTGACGGCGCGGTTCGTGAGGGGGTCCCGACATCCTCGGGCTATGAGGCAATCCCAGAGACCGCTGGTCGCAAGGCGAGGAAGGCATTCACCTTCTTTGGCTTCTGGGACCTCTTCTCTTGACACATTCACAGGATGGTAGTAGGATTGCGATAGTCCGCTTGGACGAGTAAAGGAAAGGAGGAGGACATGCCAAACTGGTGTGTAAATCAGGTAGACATTCAGGGCGATGAGGCAGAGGTCGCCAAGTTGGTTGCATTCGTCAAGAGCGACGACTCGGCATTCACCTTTGAGAACATCGTGCCGCCACCGGCGACACCGATGTATTCATCGGACTGCACGCACAACAAGTATGTGTGTGGGTGTGAGTCGGTTGCTCAACCAGACCCAGAGAACGAAGGTCGGTACATCTGGGTCATTGACGGCAAGAAAGTGGAATACAGCGGCAAGTGCCCGACCCACAATGAGCATTCGTTTAGCAACCACCCAGACAATTGGTACAACTGGAACATTGCAAACTGGGGTACGAAGTGGTCTGCGAGTGAGGTGTGGCACGACCGCACTGACGATGACGGAAATGTCGCGGGTCAGACCAACTATGGGTTTGACACGGCGTGGTCGCCAGCCGAGCCTGTGGTTGCCGCACTCGCGGAGAAGTTCCCGACACTTCGCATCATCCACCGATACTGCGAAGGCGGTATGGGATACGCGGGTGAGGTCGTATACATCAACGGCGAGGAAAGTCGTCGTGAGGAGTACGACTCTGGCACAGCAGTAGACGGAGCGTTCACTGACGAATGGGAGCGGGACTACGACAAGGTTCCGATGAGTTCGTTTGAGCGGTTCTGCGAAGAGCACTTCGGCGGAGTCGTCGGAGGCTAATAGATTCGGGGGAGGTGTTCGGGACAGCGCCTCCCCCACAAACCAAGAAAGGGAGTTAGGAATGGGAAGCACAATCGGTAAGGACACGGAAATCATCAACCTCTACCAAGGTGGGGCGACGATGCAGGAGATTGGAGACAAGTTTGGCGTAAGCCGACAGATGGTCTGCCAAATTCTTCAGAAGCACAACATCAAGGGCGATAAGACGCGACGTGGGCGAAGGCCAATCGCGGCTGAGGTTATTGATGGATACGTAGCAGAAGCTGTACGGACCGGAAGCAAGCAGGCAGCGGCAGAGAAGTTCGGGGTTAGCGTTGATGCAATTACCCGGGCACTTCGCAAGCGCGGTGTAAGCATGCGAAAAGACAAGTACACCACTGAGGCGGTTAGGAGCGATATCACAAGCAGGTACCTCAAAGGAGAGCGCCTGCGGGTTATCGCCGAGAGTTATGGTACTCGAGCACAGCACATCAACACGCTGCTGCGTAAGTGGGGCGTGCAGCCACAGGGATGGCACCGCGGCGGAACGATCAAGGGGTCACTCAAGATCCATCAGGGTTAGCCATCGCGAGCTTATGCAAAACATCCATGCCCACCAAATGGTGGGCATGATGGTTTCTGGCGCATAGGGGGGTTGACGCATACGCGCGAACTGCTACTATGGTCGTGCCACAAGAAAGGAGATTGAGATGGACTTGGTCGCGTGGTACTGCCTATACCTTGTGATTATGGTCATAGGGCTATGGCAATGGAGAGGATAGAAAGGAGGGTGTATGAACGGATTGGTAGATCACGACGCGCTCGTCAAGGAGCGTGCGAAGTTGCTCCCAGAGGATCGGGAGTTCCATTACATCTCAAGCGAGATGATTGAGCCGCTCATTGGCGGTGTGATTCTTGGCGGTCGCGTGGAGGAGGCGGATGGGCTTGTCCCATTCCCAGTCCTGCGCGTGATGGTCAAGGGTCAGGTCTATGCGGTCATCGTGTCTATGGACGATGAGCAGAACGGCGGTGGTCGTCTGATCATTGAGAAAGAGGAGGTGTCTAAATGAGCAAACGATACTATCGGTTTGCGGTCAAGTTTGAGGTTGAGCGCGATGTGCTTATCGTCGCGGACAGCCTCCCCGATGCGATGGAGAGGATTAGCGATGTAAGCCCAGAGCGCATTCTCGGTGAGATTGACTCTGACGACATTGTATTCCCTACGCGCATCAACGACCAGACACAGGTGTATCCAGAGCACGACTTCCTCTATCGCTCCAATGCGGAGGGCGATGAGTTGGATGAGGAACAGTTGGATGAAAACGATTATGTATGAAAGGAGGGTGTAATGCTAAATCAACTAGGGTATCGCGCATTTGAGGTTGCGATCACTCGTTCCCCGCTATGGGAAAACGAGCGAGTGGTTATTGCTAACAACGATGCGCTCAAGGAGTACGCAAAGGGATACTACGAGGGGCTAGATCGGGAGATGGTTTTAGCGTTTGTGCTAGACGACATCAACCAGTTGCTCGGCGTGTATGAGGTGTCGCGTGGTGGAAACTCGGAAGCGGAGATTGACCCGCAGAATGTTTTCCGCCCCGCAATCCTGCTGAACGGCAGCAAGATTATTCTCACGCACAATCATCCGACAGGCGACCTTCGTCCGTCGGAAGGCGACATCAGGTCGGCGAAAGCGATGTTTATGCTTGCCTCGCTTATTGACTTGGAGATGGCAGACAATCTGGTATTTAATGCGGACACTGGCGAGCATCGCTCGGTTCACGCGGAGCCAGAGTTCCGTCGTTGGTTGAGCAGCGATCTGCTTCGCATCGCAACGCTTATGTCTGGTGAGGATCTCACCGACGAGCAGCGCGAGGCGGCAGACAAGGTTCAGGAGGCGGTAAGGGAGCGAGATGCTCAAGCGGTCGGTTAGATCGCGCAAGGTTATGGCTGCGGAGGTTATGCGTAGGGCGCTTACCTCCGCAGTTAGGCTTAACGCGAAAACTCGAGATCAGTTAGCCATCGCAGTGAATGCAGCGTATGCATGCGGGCAATCGGCATCATTGCTGATGGACCGAGATTATGAGCTTCGGAACACGCAGATTACCCTGCTCTCGGCACTTGACGCTCTCAAACAAAGTGCTAATCTTGACCAGTCTGGGAGTGCCCAGAAGTCAGTGAAAGGAGGAGGAGATGGCAGCAAATTGGGACAAGGTGGAAGTCGCAGTTCAAATGGCGAAGGGCATCGCCTTTGATACCTGCCACAAGATTTATGTCTTGATGGACGACGCACAGATGGCACAGATGGAGGAGTACGGCTACGACCCGCTCATTCCATCATCGTCAATGAGTCCAGACCAGATGCTTACCACGATTCAGAAGTGGTACGGCAACTCGTGTATGTTGCGGTTCGTTTCGGCGGTTCGCACCGTTGATGGCGACCCGAACGAGGGTTTCATTGACCTCATTCCGCAGTGTGCGGAGTGGGACGAGAACGAAGCGAGTTATTAGCGATTAGGTGGCGTGGGCTTATGCCCTCGCCACTTATCGGTTAGGAGGTTATGGATTATGCGCAAAGTAAAAGCTAGTACGGCTGATGCCCCGGTGTGTCCGAACAACAGCCGGCATGGGCTGCGGCCAGATGCTCGAGGTGGTCATGTATGCGACGAATGTACCCAGGAATTCGCAGGAACTAGGACCCGAGCTGCTACAAGGTGGGCATTCGCTCGGGTGGTACTTGACGCAGAAACAGATAGCGAGTAAAGTCATAGATGCGGGGGGCTTCCCCGTTAGAGTGTGAAAGGGGGATGTATGGGTCAGTATCACGGCATCTTCAATCTAGACAAGCGGGAGATGGTGTTCCCGCACGAACTCGGCTACGGCGCGAAGCAGTGGGAACACACAGGCTTCGCAGGCTCGCTCTCCGATGTTCTCTACGCTCTGTGCGCTTACAAGGGCGCACGCGGCGGTGGCGACTTCGGTGATGATGACGGCGTGTTCAAGGGGCGTTGGCATGGCGACCGCGTCGCGGTGGTTGGCGATTACGCCGAGGTTCGCGACTTGCCAGAGGCATGGCACGCAGCGTTCATTGACCACGAGTTCAATGGCGAAACGCACAAGGTCTTCAACATGGTGAACCAGTACGGAGAGGACGAAGGCACGCCGTTCTTCACCGACATTGGCGGCGAGATTCGCCCCTATGTCGCGAAACTCTGGCAGAAGGAGCAGTCATTGCTGCTCTCGCTCAGAGAGAAGTACGACGACGGCGCGCACATTGCGCCAGAGGTACTAGCCGCTAACACGCGCTAGACAAAACTGGGAACCCTCGCTACCCTTCGGGGTGGCGGGGGAATCCCGCGAGAGTGTGAGAGGAGGATGTATGGCTTGGATTCCAGTTCACGAGGAGCAGCCTCGCGCAGACCTTTCGGTTGAGGCGTGGCTCAATGAGGAGCAGAAGAACCTCATCTTCGTTCGCGGAGATAGGGGGCTTCGGTACAGCGTCTATTCCTGTATGGAGGATGCGGTAGATGGCAACACAGACTTCGCGCTTGCGGAGGTCTGCTATGGGTGGTACACGCTGCTCTGGGAGAAGCGAGGCAAAGAGGCGCACAGCGATTTCCTCTCCGACTGCGACACGCGCAGCGCGGAAGGACACGGCGTACCCTTTGCGTGCCACGATAACCCAGGCGAGTGCGAGGATGCGTTCCACGCAGCGCAAGTGGTTCTCGGCAACGAGGATTGCGAAGGCTGCGAGATTTGTAAGGAGGAGGGAGTATGAAGTACGCAGTTAGATTAGAGTTCATCGGGCATAAGTGGGTAAATGTTGAAGCGGACAGCCCAGAAGAAGCTCACAAGAAGGGACTCGAGATAGGGGTCAACCTTGACCCGGGCGAGTTCAGGGACGATACCGAGGTATCCGTCTATGACTCGGTGGAGGATGAGGAATGACGGAGCTTATGTATTTCCTGTATGGCGTTATGGCGGTTATGGTTTTCGCACTTACGCGTTCCCGATAGTGTATAGTTAGGTCGTCGCGGGTTAGACCGCGCGTGTTATCTACGGGTCAGTGCGGGGGCTCATCCTCCCTCTCGCCGACCCCTTTGCCCCCAGATTGGTGCGCACTCGCCAGTCTGGGGGATTTCCTTTTGGGGGCTTGACGCATACTGAATAGGTGGTAAAGTCAATGGGCAGGGGGCTTCCCTGTGTAGTAGGAGAGGAGGATGTATGGGCTACTATGTGAGCGGCAACGGCGAGTTGCGCATCAAGAAGGAGAACCTTGCTGCGGCGTATGACGCGCTGATGGCACTCCAAGACGCACCAAACAAGGCGAAGCGCGGCGGCTCGTCTGGTGGTGCTGAGGCTCCACGATTCTGGTATTCGTGGATGCCAGAGGATTTGCGCACACTCCCAGACACGAAGGCGGTGTTTGCAGAGTTGGGCTTTGAGGTTCGTGATGACGAAAACGGCGATTTGCTGATTTCGTGCTACGACAACAAGACAGGTCAAGAGGATGTGTTCTTTGCCGCCGCTGCTCCGTTCATTGAGGACGATGAGTACGAGTGGACAGGCGAGGACGGCGACTTTTGGAAGTGGGAGTTCAGGGATGGCAAGATGTATCTGCTCTCAGGGCAGCGCATTTACACACACGCCGCTCCGATTGAGGTTGCTGACCTCCACGCGCAACAGGTTGCGCAGTTGGAGCGCATTGAGGCGATTTTCGCCAAGAAGTAGTTAGAGGTTAGGGGTTAGGCACTTACGCCTAACCCCTAACGCTTATGAGAGGAGGCGTTATGTATGTACATAAGGGGTGCCCAACACCAGCAGCACGCAACTGGGATGGAGTCTTGGATGGAATCTATCTGAACGGCTCGTCGCCTGTTTCGTTCCAGCCAAGCGAGTTCAGCAAGCGAGAGTTTGTGGCTGACTCCGATTACCATCAGGGCGGCATCGTGGACACGATCAACTGCTTGGATTGCGATGAGGTTATTGAATACATCTCAGAGGTTATGGGTGAGGAGCATACGGGTAAGGAGCTTTGGCTCGTGGAGCGCAGGCTGAAAGAGGGCTACTTCTCCACGATTGAGTGGCTTGACGCAAAATAGGTTGCTGCTACAATCGGGTTAGCCCACTTGGGCTATCAGTTAGAAAGGAGTGCGTTATGAGTGGAGAGATGGAGGCGTGCGTGAAGTGCAGCGCAGTTCTGTTCTATGACGATGAGAAAGTGCTTATCCGAGATACGGGTGAGGTGAAATACATCTCAACTCGCGCGCAGGGTCATCTGATTAGTGTCTATTGCGTGCCGTGTGCGACGGCTGCGTTTGATGCGATAGCAGAGGAGGTGGAACATGTCTGAGATCAAAGTGTGCGAAAAGTTTTACTGCGATTATGCTCCGTGCGTTGAGCAGCGCATTTCAGAGTTAGAGGCAGAGGGGTTTGACGCGACCAAACTGCGGGCGTGGCTTGAGGAGGTCAAGGCCTCCGATGCGCGAGAGGCACTCTGGCTTGCAGAGCACAATGAGAGGCTTGACGCAAACCCATTGGCATTGTAGATTGGCATTAGCCACCCAGAGCGGTGGCACGAGTGCGAAGGAGGGTGTATGAACAAGGCGAGGCAGTGCGCCTATTGCGACCCAGCAAGGAGCGCAGAGGCGTGGGTAAACATTGACGAGGACTACGGCGGACCATACAAGGCGCGCGTCATGACCGAGTACCGATGGAACGGTTGGGCATGCCCAGCGTTTACTTTCGCAGAGGCGATGCGAATCGCGGCAGACACGCACCTGCTTGGCGCAAAGTACAACGACAAAGGGGACAGCGTAGAGTTTGTGTCCTATGACGCGCGGCTCAATGCGTTTGTGATGACGGGTGGCGGTCGCACACCAGAGGACGACCCGTACATTGTGTATCCGACATCGTGCTGCGGTCTGTACGACATCGGCGCGATGAATTGGACTTGGGTTGAGACGGAGGCTCCCGAAGTGGGAGACCTCCCAATCAACACCAGCGCGCACTTGGTGGAGGTCTAGTTATGGCTCACGAGCATAAGTTTGATTGGCGCGACTGCGACAAGGTAGACCATGAGGAGGGCTGCTTTGTTGCGTCGTGCGACTGCGGTTATGAATCTTACGATTGCGAGTGCAAGCATGAGGTTATTCGGTGGCTACATGATGAGCGGGTTAGGGGTTGCGAGAGTTGCGATAACGCCACAGAGTACGAGCAGGGCGAACTTACGCCATGCGACCTTACGGTGTGCTGTGATTGCGGGGCTTCCGTAGAGCCGACAACTGACGCGCACCACAAACAACTCCTCGCTGGTGTGGGGGGTTGACGCACGCAATAGGGCTGCTACAATCGCTTTAGCGGTTTGAGGTAAGACCACCAGAGCGGCTTCCAGCGAGGGCTGCGGGTGGCACCACCGCAACAGAGTGCAAGGAGGTGCTAGATGTACGGATTCAAGGTAGAGAACGGAAAGATCAGCCTCTCAACCCGCGGAAGCGGCTTGGCTGGCTTGTACGAGTTGACCGACTGCCAGATGGTAGAGGTCGCAGGTCGGGGCACGCTGGGCGGCGTCAAGGTGGCGCTGCTCTGCGATGAGGAGGGGCTGCTCAAGGCAAACCCAACGAACAACCTTACCGCGTGCGACCTGCTCGCAGAGATCACCAACAGCGCGCCAGCGTATCTGGGCGGCGGCGGTCTGGCTGGTACCTGCTCGCTGGTATCGGACGATGACCTACGCGGCTTGACCGCCGATGAGGTTGCAAGGATCACCAAGGCGCTAGACAACGGCGGCTACCCTTACGGGAACAGCACATTCAACGCGCTAGGTATTGAGGTCAACGTAATCCGCGCGTACTAAGCGGAAGCCCGAAAGGGCGCAAAGAGGGGCGGGGCTTATGCCTCGCCCCTTATCACTTACGGGTTAGAGGTTATGTCCTTTTCCGGAATGAGCTGCACGTGCGGCCACGCTCGAGTTAAGGAATCTTAACCAAATGTCAATAGGAGATGCGCCAAAAGTGCTTGACAGATCAGGCAAGGTAGCGTATTCTCCTTGTGTCGGAAGCGTCCTAGGAAGCAACCGACTAGGTGAGACACTTGGACGAGCGAGCAATAGACCGCAGCCGAAAAATGCGGGTGGGAGAGATGCAAAGGAGCGATGACCGCTAGGGCACCAATGTATCGGTGGGAGCGGTAGGATGGAGTTAGGGGGGTTTGCTTCCCCCTAGCGGACACCGAACCAAGACCCCTCAGAGCGACGGCTCTGGGGGGTCTTGACTTTACTTGACGCATAGAGCAGACCTGCTACTATGTGGTTGTCGGGGCTTCCCGATGGTAGTGCGAAAGGGGGATGTATGGCAAAGCGAAAGCAGAGCGCAACGGATTGGAAGCGGTACAGCGTTGAGGTGGTACGCCACGAAATCGCAGAGCCGCAGCCGTATCGCGTTGAGCGACCAGTGGCAGCGGTGGAGTTGTTCAGGGCTGACGCTGACCGCATCACGCAGGAATCTCTCTGGGTGATGACGCTTGACGGACGCAACGGACTAATGGGGATTGACCGCGTCTATACAGGCACCGCAACGGGCACGAGCGTCCGCATCGGTGAGTTGTTCAGGTACGCCATCGCAGCAGGGGGTTGCGGCATCGTTCTGGTTCACAATCATCCGAGCGGTGATGCGGAGCCAAGCGAGCAGGACATCCAACTGACGAAGGAAGTCATCGCAGCGTCCAAAATCTTGGACATTGAGGTTCTTGACCATCTGGTTCTTGGTGCGGCGGGATCGTATCGCAGCATCAGGTCAGAGAATCAGAGCCTCTGGATGGCAACGGAGTTCGCAGAAGTTAACTAGTTAGGGGCGCGGGGGTTAGGTGTATCGCCTAACTCCCGCGTTTCTCTTTGTCCGCAGTTGCGCGGCCGACACAGCACACTTGACGCATACAGCAGAACTGATACACTCACAGCAGTGAGGAAGTGCCTCACACAAACGAAAGGAGTGCAGGATGACTGACTTCTCTGTCATCAGCGACGGCGGCAGCGTGGTGCTGCTGCTTCCTCGCAACGCAGAAGCTCGCGCGTGGATTGCGCAGAACATTGACAAGGACTCCACCAAACTTGGTGATGCGGTTGGCGTAGAGGTGCGCTACCTCGCTGACCTTATCGCTGGCATTGAGTCCGACGGGTTAAGCGTTTCGTAGTTATCGGTTAGGGGTTATGGGTTATGCCATAACCCCTAACGCGCCTGGGCACGAGCTCGAGCGCGCCGGCCTGCGCGTGGTGGCGTGTTGCGTACCGCGCAACGGCACTTGACGCTGTAGCCAGATGTCGTATTCTATGGGTGTCGGCGAGGATGACCGACCAACAGAAAGGAGATGGAAATGGAACCAACCATCATCTCACTCAAAGAGGCGGCAGACCTCTTGACTGCTACCGAGGGCAGAATCTTCTCGGTGCGCTTCATCAAGCGCACGACTGGTGAGGAGCGCGTGATGACCGCTCGCACGGGTGTCAAGAAGCACCTCAAGGGCGGTGATGCCGCCTATTCTTTCAGCGCGAAGTCGCTTCTGTCGGTTTATGACCTTCAGAAGAAGGCGTACCGCGCGGTGCCGTTGGACGGCATCATCTCCCTTCGCGAAGGCGGAGAGGAGTATGTGGTCGTAAAGTAGACCACGAGAGAGGGCGGGGGCTTGACGCTCCCGCCCTCTCTGCTACTATTCAGACATAGCCGAACGCGAACGGCTAGTTGGTAGACGAAGAACTACCCGCAACGATAAGGAGTAGCGGTCTGGCATCTAACCAATGAGGATGCGCTACCAGCAGCCAGCCGAAAGGTGAAGGTTGCCGCCGAAAGGTGATAAGCGTTGGAGTCGCGAAAGACTCGCGGGGAGAGTCGCTAGTGGTGTGGTGCCACGAACGACTCTCTCCGCAATCAGAGCGAGAGAGAATCTCTCGCCAGAGCATAGGGGGATGAAATGCCAGCACTAGGAACGGCAAGCACTATCACGATTGGTCTAAACACTTGGTATCAAATCCACACCAACGGCGCAGGAACGACCTTCGCCCGCATCTATCAGGGGCAGGACGAAAATGGTTTCGGTTGCTTCTGGTTTGAGAAGATGAGCGTAGACACAGGAACTCACATGGGCTATGCGGAAATCTTCGGACGCGAGAGCTTCACTTCGGAACTAACCGCGCACAATCGCTTGGAGCGCGCACTTACAGAATCGCTGTAAGTTAGAGGTTATGGGTTAGGGGTTAGGCGTTATGCCTAACCCCTTTCCTGTTTCTGCACACATACACGCGCGGCCGCGTCTGTTGCGTCTGGCGCAACGATGGGTTGACGCTATCGCCAGAGGTGCGATACTAGGGGTGTGAGAGGCGAGTGCCCTCTCCGAAGCAGAAAGGGGAACGCAATGGGAAAGAACCTACACGGCAAGTCGCGAACGGTAGACAATCCGTACCACATCGTCGTTCAGGGCGATTGGGAGTGGCGAGTGCTGAAGCGTTATCAGTCGCCAGACGCGGAGCGCGCGAATCCATACGCCCGCTGGTTCGTGGCGGTGAAGTCGCCGCTAACCTACGGTTCGTGGGAGTACGGCGACACCTACATCAGCGAGATCCCGACCGCATACGCGGGCATGGACTTCGTGGAAGGGGTTCGCAAGGAGCAGGGCTACACGGTGCGAACGGCGGTTATCGGATAGCGGTTAGGGGGCGCGGGGTTATGCCCGCGCCCCTTACTCGCACGCAACGCACGCAGGGAATACACGCGCAGGAGCGCAAGAGAATCGGCGAAGTGCTTGACGCTATCGCCAGAGATGAGATACTAGGCACAGACGGAACGAGTGCTTCCGTCGCAAGTGAGAGAGGTAAGAAATGGACGAGCACAAGTGGCAACAGCGCGAGCGCAAGATTGCGAAGCGCGCACGCGGGATGGTCGTGAGCGGTAAGGGAACAATCCGCCAGCAGAACGAACTACGCGAGAAAGCACGCCAAGCGGCACGCGCGCAAGCGCGAGTCGTAGCGTACTCGCGCAAGGGGTTCGGCGAGGTGGAAGCGTGAGCGGCATCGGTCGCCCGCATCGCTTCCCTGAACTCCGCGAAACGGAGTCAGCACTAGCGAAGCGTCAGCGGCGGCAAGAGTACGCGCTAGGCGCGCTCGTGGTGGTGTTGATGCTCATCGCGCTCGCCATCGGCGGGTGTAATGGTTCACACGGGCGGTGTTAGTGGTTAGGTGTTAGGGGTTAGGGGTTATGCCCTAACCGCTAACGCACACGCGCGGCCGCGTCGCACACACGCGCACGCGTGGAGCTTCGGCGGTCGTTGATGGTACTTGACGCATCCGCCAGAACTGGCATAATGCTATTAGCGGTCAGAGGTAAGCCCGCCCTAGATGATTCCTGCGAGGTCGTCTGGCGGCACCACCGCTAAACAATAGAGGAGGATGAACGCATGAACGGATGGACGAACCGAGAAACGTGGCTCGTAAATCTCTGGATTGGTGAGGGCGCGATTGGCGA